CAGATAGTGCTGGTCTTATAATCTCTGGAAATAATTTGCTATGGACATTGGCATACTCATCTATTACACATCCATCTAGGTAGATACCCCGTAACCCGTCAGAGTTTTCTGCACCAAGCAAGGTTATCCTTGCACCATTGGGAAGGTCTACCCTTAACTCTGTTTCATTAAACTTGGTGTAAGGTATCTTGGCAGTAAACTGTTTCATATAATCCCAAGCAATAGATTTACTTTGTTTAAAGGTTGGTGAGATATATGCGTACCTAGGGTTCTTTTGTTTAGACAGTAGTGCTGACCTAATTAAATGATTAATCATACATACTGTTTTGCCGAACCTTCGATGACAAACCAACACAGACCATCTGTTTTTAGAAATTTTGTTGTGCAAAAAGGCTTGGTGTTTTCTAGGGGTATAAGGAATCTTAATATCCATATCTAGTGTATCAGTTTGCTAGGCATACTATACCCAGTTGTATTGTAATCAAAGTTTAATAAGGTCATTGTGTAGTGTGCAAACGTCTCTGCCGTTTCTTCGTCATCAAAACCATATATCTTAATTGTTACACTCTGGTCTTTTTTGCTAACGAATACGACTGAAGTTAAATCATCTTGTATGTAATCCCACATTAACTACTAGATATAGTAAATAAAAAAAAATTAAAGTATAAAGGCTTTTATATTTGGGTGTGGGTTACTTTAGAAGCTGTCTGTGTGTCTGTTGAGAAATCCGGAGTATATATATAAAAAAATATGCGACCCTATGCTGGGGTATACCCCGCCTTATTGTTGCCAAAATATAGGCAATTTCTAGCCATATATTACTAACGATAAGAATTTGTTATCATTATGACAATTTGACAACGGCTATTTATAAGGAAAATCTTAAGCCGTACACATACGCATTGAAAAAAACTTTGTTGATTGTAAATGGATACCAACTTTACCAACTATTAAACAAACATTAGAACTATTCCAATCTAACTGTTGCAATAATATCACAAATAAATTGTGTCAGAAATAAGGCGCTCGGGATAGTTTCTTTGCCTTAATTGTGCCTTAATTATATATTACCAATACGGCTAATGACAACTAATAAACCAAAGGACACAACAATGAGCAAGGAAACATTAACATTTGTAATTGATAAGAAAAAAATTAAAGTTGACCATGAATATGCTGACGACACAGGCAGAGCATTTAAAGACCAAAAAGACGGCGATAAACAAATAAAAGACTTCATTAAAGATGAAGTTGTTTTTCAAAATAAAAAAGAGGGTTTTATTCCTTATAATAATTTTGAAAGTTCAGTAAATTGGAAAATAATTAATAACTAATAAAACAGGGGGTGTAAAAACCCCCACAACCAAAGGAAAAAATGAGAACTTCAGCAGAATATAAAACAAATGTTTGGACAGAAGAATATAAAAATAATTTAGATAAGCAGGTTATGGAAGAATTAGATTATTCAAAAAAAGAATTTAATAAACTATCTGAAGAATGGAAAGAAAAATTCCGTAAACAAATTGACGGAAATTATGCTGACGCTATGGAATCTTGCGATTAATAATAACAACAACCAAAGGAAAAAAACAATGAATGGAATGTACCAAAGAGATAGCAACGAAGCATTTGAAAATGCTAAATCAAAGGGTTTAGATAAACCACAAGATTTTATGTATATGTATTCTAAAGATGACAAAGATTTCTTTAAGAATATTAATTTTAGAAATTACATAAGTTTTAATCAATAACAACAACCAAAGGAAACAATGAAAATAAATGACTTAAAAATGATTGTTAAACCAAAATATAATTATGGTTATAAAGTTGGAGTAACAGTTCATATTAATGGAAAAAAATTTCCAACTAAAAAGGGTTATGTTTACGCACATAACAAAAATAATAAAGCTGTTCAATCTGCTTTAATTGAGGGTGAATACTATAATGATGATGAATTAGTTGTTACTGCTTTAAGAAAAGAAATCAGTAACAATGCCTAAATTACGACACAATAAAAAGCATAATAATAATAAACACTAACAAAGGAAAAAACAATGATAAAACAAAAAGAAATAGATGCCTACAAAAAACATTGGTATGACGATAAAGATGATGCTCAATTATCATTTGGTGAACCTAACGATATTGATGAGCATATAGAAAAAATGCAAAAGTTAATAGGTCGTAAGGTTGTTTGGGATACTGATTACCATGACAAAGGTGAAGATCGTTTAATCGGTAAGGGTGTTATGACAGTAGCTGGAATTGGTTGGAACGAAGAATGGCATGAACCAACTTTTTTTGAGAAAGATGATCCAATAGACAGATGGTTTTCTTATGAATATGCTTTAGAAAATTTACTTTGCGATCAATAACAATGCCTAAATTACGACACAAAAATATAGATAATAATAATAAAAAACTAACAAAGGAAAAAAATGACTAAAGGGGAAATATTAATTAGCTTAGTAGCAGGAAAAACTTTTTGTAATGAAGCTATATTAATGGAAGATGAAAACTTCGTAAAAGAAGCTAAAAGATTAATAAAAAAAGGTTGCTACAATATGGATCAATTAGTAGACAAATTGGTTAAATGGTGTAATAATAATTATTAATAAACAACTAACAAAAAAGGAAAAAACAATGAATGTAACAATGAACGTACAAAACATGACATCAAGTAACGGAAACAAAGTAGCAAATCAATTTATCGTAACTGATTTAGGTTTTAAATATTTCCAATCTTATAACTCAATGATTGTTAAAATTGACCTAGAAAATACATATCTTGATAAAAAATATTGGAACTTTAGCAATACTACAAGCAAGTATAGAAATAAGTTCCTAAATGAGACGACAAAGCAAACACAAGCTAAAATTAAATCAGGCGAATATAAATTGGTTGATTTAAATAATAATGGGGTTGCTTAATGATTAAGCAAATAATGATAGTATCAATAATGATTACATTCATTTTATTTTTGGGTTATTTAGGTATAGAATACCTAGTTGCTCAATTAATAAGTGATGTATTCGCACAAATAGAGGGGAAATAATGTTTGACGATATAAAAAAAGAAATAGACGACACTTTAGACCATTTAAACCCGTTTGAAAATATATGCTCAGACGGGTATATTGGTAATAATATTCTTCCAGATCATGTAAAAAAGTTTATTGCAGACAAAAAAGCAACACAAAAAGAACAAGAATTAGTTGATAACTATATTGATGAAATCAAACTTAAACAAGGGGAACAATAAAATGAGATACGAACAAAAAGCAGAACTACAAGATAGCAACAAAGCAAGAATGTATGAAGAAAAGAAAAAACAAGATAAGTTAAAAAAATATAAAGTGTTAACTTATATGTCGTATGGTTGGGATAATATTTGGAATGAAAATTCATTTAAAACACTTCAAGAAGCACAAAAAGAAATAAATAATCATGTAAAAACTTGCCATGAGAACAACATGGAATGTAATTTAAATGATTTTAAAATAATAAAAGAGGGTAAATAATGAGTAGCGATAAGCAATTAATATTAATTATATTGGTAGCTGTTGTAGTATTTGGGTATCAATATTATAAAGATGAAAAGAAAAAAAATGACTATTATAAAAAATATAGAAAATCTCAAGGCTGGGAATAATATAAAAGACCTACAAAGAGAAATGCTAAAAAGTATTTTATCTTCTAAAGGTCTGATTTTTCGACACTATCAGGCAAAGTTTCAGCAGAAGAAACATCAATTAAATCAGGCTCACTCTCCCAACTAATTTTAACTACACTATCAGATTTAACATCAATTTTTTGTCGTTCAGTAAATAGAGAGCTAAGTCTAGGTGCTAAAAATTTTAGCCAATCTTTTTTCTCTCTTATAAATAGTAGTTCATTGGGAGATAAGTCCATATGCTCAGTATCAAATATTTCTAACATCTTCTCAACTAAAGTTTTTATTCCTACTTCCTGAGCCTTGTTAAATTCTGCTTTAAACTTTGGATTTGTTTCTAAGTACTTGTAAAAAGTTTTCAAGCTGGTCTTTAAGGTGTCTTTGATTACGATATTTGTTGTTTTTCCATTGTAAATATCTTCGAGTATAGTATTTTGTTCTATATCCGAAAGTATGAGATCGTTTTTCTTCACTTTGGATATACTGTTTGATTTCTTCATCTGTTTTATCTCTAAAGTTTTTTAAGTTTTTTAATCTAATAATCTTTTTGTCTATACTTAACGTATTATTCCTAAAAAGTCCTTTGTATTTTCTTGTCTTGCTATCTGTTGAAAAACAACCTTTGTGAAAGCGACATAGAAATCGTTTGCTCGTAGGTGTAAAATAACCTTTGGCTCTGCATCTCTTGCCACTAGTCTTTGCTATCGCTTCGCAATAAATCTTTTGACTTAATCTTCCTGTCATAATCTCGTTTAGTCTTGCTTACCTTTTGTTGATACCCAAAATGTTTTTTCTTCCTTATATCATTCATAATATTTTTAGGTAAGTCCACCAGCTTACCATTGCCTTTACTATCTTGGACAATCATGGCTTGCTTTACATAAAAAGGGTTATCTTTTTCATTCAATGCTTTAGAAAGAGTACTTCGGGGGAGAGTAGACAATTTATCTATAATAACATTCTTATCTCCACCTTTACTGACTACCTCTTTTACTAGTTTATCTATGTTA